CGAATTTAAATTGACCTTGATCGAACAGGGTATGAGCGCAAATGAATCGTACTTAGTCGATATGATCCGCGACAGGCGCGGCGTGTTTGCTAGTGGCGTCATAGCGTCGCCGTTTCACGTTATCTGTGACACGTTGTCGCTCAACGCGCCAGGCACCTATAAGGTCAGCCAGGGCGCGTTATTGCACGCGTTATTAGAGTGCCAATGGTTCGACTGTGGCCGGCTGGCCACGCGTGACTTAACGACTAAAAAGCAAGTCTATTGTGCGCCCGAATTAGTGGGCCATAAAAAAGCCGAATTACGCGCGATGGCCGAAAACGTGGTTGTGCGCGCCGGTACGCCCACGGCGGCAGTTAGCCACCTACGCCCATTAAAAAGCGCCCCGTAGGGCGCTGTAAAGGGTTGCGTGGGGGTTATAGGTCGAATACTAGGATAAGCAAGATAACCACCGCGGCCGCGATTAGGCTTATGGTCATATTGGCATCAACCCCGAAAAGACGGGGTGTAGGCGCGGGATGTAAGCGCCTATATCGGCCGGAAATACTCGCTTGATATACCCACGCTCGCACATAGAGCGCAGGGTAACCGTGTCACTGATTGAATAGACTGTATAAGCGCGGTTCCTGACGTGTACCACGTCGCCAACGTCGACGGCTTGGCCTGTTTTATATTTCATAATTATCCTTTAATCGTTAGCGTCGGGGGTTTCATGGGGGCGGTAGCCGATATCGTAATACGCGCGCTGGCGCTTAGGAATGACGATAGCGCGGCCGTGTTCGTCTAATATGTCGCGGCCGTGTTCGTCAAGTAGCGTACCGTCGCGCGCAATAATGCTAGATAATTTCATCATATTTAGCCCTTCAGTTATCCCGTCAAAATGACCGCGCGCGTACGCGTTGGACATCTCTAAATCGTGCAAGGTCCAATTAGTCTTCATGTTGTCACCTCTTGTGCTAAATCAAAATATGAGTAAGTGCCGTCGTTTTCGCGCAACCGTACCGGTTGCAACGCCTGGGCAATACTGTCGGCGGTCGATTCACTAAGGGCGCCGGCGCCGTCTTCTGAGCCTAAATAAACGGCGTGGCTGGGGATTGATTCGTAAGTTGTATAGGTTTTCATTCGGCCACCAATTGATACATATTCCAGCCAATGGTTAACACTTGCTCGCCGTTATCAATCATAAAATTGTAGGCCCAGCGGTCGTGATCGTGCCATTGTGGGCTATCAATAGGCGCCGTCAAAATATGGTGCCAGCCGTGGTTATCGTTTTTAGCGTGGTATGCAAGTTTCATTATCGAATATCCTTTTTAGGTGTACGGGGTGCATAAAAGCGGGTGCCCTGGCGTAACCAATGGCCTGACTTGTGCAATTGGTAGACGGTCCAAGGCCGCATTAAACGCGCGCGGCCGTCGGGGCCGGTGTAATGCACGTCGGGCTCGGGCTCAAATTTACAATCGTCGCGTATAAAAGCGGTTTTCATACTGTCACCTCCAAACCCTTAATAAACGCGTGAATAAGGTTGTACAACTCGCGCTTGGGGACATGGCCATGCACGATAGGGCAAGTAATGCCGCCGCCCGCGTTAACATGGCGGTGCAAGCAAACGCCACCGTACGCGTGCGAGATATGATAATTACCCACGGCCGCGCGGCCGTTGGCCCAGGGCTCTAAAGGGCTGTTCGTGAGTCTATTAAGATGTTCACAAAGTGAGTCTAATTGCTTATCTGTTATGCGTTGTGTCATTTTGTTTACCTTAGTGAAGTTTATGGCCCGCTCGCGCGGGCCCGAGTGGTGTTACTTAAGGGTATTAAAACGGGGCGATGCGGTAAGGCCGCTAGATTCGCCCACTACGCGCGAATTTAGCGGCATCAGCAAGCCTAAATAACGCGGTTCGTCGCTCAAGGTTATAAGGGCCACGGCGTCGCCGTTGTGCCATATTTTGACGTCTTGCAATTTTTTAGGCTTTAACAATTTGGCGACTTTGGCAAACTGCGCGAAGTATTCGACTTGAAATTGTGCGGCCGCGCCACTAGTGGCCGTTTTAGGTGTTACGCGCTCAAGATCCGGAAATTTTCCGTCAATGGCGTTAAAGCGTACGCTCATACCGGCGAGCACGTTCAAGGCGCCGGTTTTAGTGGCCGCGTCATAATCAATATTGAGCACGTCGAGTGACTTAGCAGAGCTCGGTTTTAGCATTTTGACCTCGTCGAGCGGTACGATGAAATCAATCAGGCCTTCAACCTCATTATCGCCTTCGGTCACTTCGTGCACGAAAATGCCACAATAGTGGCCGTTAGTCGATTCAAGGCGCGTGTGAGTTTTAGTGGCAATGACGTGTACGCCATTTAAGTAATAACGTATATCGGCATCAGCGCTAGTGTGAATCATGGCGCGCATAGCACTTAAGGGTAGTGTGATTTTCATTTTTTAACCTTTGAGTTTAGGATAGGGAAGTTTAGAGAAAACAAGCGACTAGCAAAGCCAGGCACATTAGCAAGGCCGCGACGATATCGGAAAATTTATTCATCGCTAGCCACCTCGAGCGCGTACGCGGCATCAAATAACGCCTCGACCGCAAAGTATGCTTTTTGCGCGGCCAAAAATTCAGCGTCGGAAAGTTTACCGGCGCGATACGCGTCGCGTATTGGCGCGTAAACCTTAAACGCGTCATTGGCCGCCTGGCGCGCGTCGTCGTATTGTTTAGATGTCATATTGAACCCTTAGAGTAATGGCCGCTTGCGCGGCCGGTTGTGTTAGTCGCAAATGATGAAGTCAGGGTGAGTCACGAGCGAGTAAGCCAACGCAAGTTTTAATATCTCATCTTTCTGTGTACGCTTGAGCGCCGAGCGGTGCAGCGAGCTCAGGCCACGCGCTGCAGCGCCATGATTGCCTAGGTTGTAGGATTGAATGTCGATTTGTACAGCGCGTTGTTGTGATTTATTGAGTGTCATGTTATTTCCTTTTCGGTTGACTGAAACTACATTGTACACGATTTTATAGCATTGTGTACATTATTTTATAGGGACTTTCCCTAATATTGTAGGGTAATGAGGGTAGAGAAAAGGCAACGCAAAAGGGCGTGAAGTGCTTTCAAAAAATGCTTTATAAATCAATTAGCTAAATGCTTTGTAGGGTAATAAAGGTAATAATAATAGTTAGTAAAGATATTTTTATAAAATACTGTATATGCATACAGCTATATTTTATGTCGGCGTAGTTAGCGCACGCACAACGTAGCGAGCCAGTGGACTTTGTGGGCATTGCCTACATTGCCTACATGACCTTCAAGGTAAACTTAGTGGCTAAGACTTAGTGAGCTTTAATGGCTAAGACTTAGTGAGCCACTCACTAAATCTTAGGGCTAAGACTTAGTGAGTATGGCTAAGACTTAGTGAGTGGCTAAGACTTAGTGAGCACCACTCGACAGCTCGACAGCTCGACAGCTCGACAGCTCGCCAGGCACACGGCGATGTTGCAGTGCAGCATTGTGCAGTGCAGCATGGTAGCATTAAGCATTCTTGAGGGCATGGGGTAGGGGGGGGGTAGGGCCCTGCCGAGGAGCCCTAGCTAGCGGAGGGTTCACCATCAAAATTTTTTTATATAATAAATTGCCTACATGACCTACAATCGGCAAATGCTATCTCTACACTTCACACCCCGCGAGGTTCGCGCCACCGAGTCGCGTTTGTTGCGCGTCTACGAAGCCGCGAAGTTAGGCTTGTCACACGACGCGTTGGCGCTTCGCGCTGGCATGATGCCTGAAGAGTTTCGCAAGCTCTGCCAGTTAGACCCTGTGGTGGAGTTAGCGGCGATGCAAGGTCGTGCGGAAGCGGAAGCTACTATGTCGCAAGTCGTGTACGACGCAGCGGTGGGTGGCGACGCTAAGATGGCGTTGGAATTCTTAAAACACAAACACGATTGGGTTGCCAAGCAGCAAGTGCAGGTTGATGTCACGCAACAGATCAGCATTATCACCGCGCTTGAGCAAGCCGAACAACGTCTAACCATAGATATGGAACCCACGGATGCAAACCCCTCTCTACTCCCCAGACGAAGAGATGGCTCTCATGAGCCGCCTCTGGGCGCCTAAGATTAAGGACGATCCCCTCTCCTTTGTCTTGTACGCATTCCCTTGGGGTCAGAAGGGTACGCCCTTGGCTGACTTTGCAGGCCCTCGCAAATGGCAGCGGGAGGTCTTGTCCGACCTGACCGCCCACATCAAAGCTAACAATGGCTTGGTTGACTTCAACACCTTCAGGATGGCGACAAGCTCGGGGCGTGGCATTGGTAAGTCTGCGTTAGTCAGTTGGTTGACCTTATGGATGCTCTCCACACGGATTGGTTCGACCACCATCATCTCGGCGAACAGCGAGAGCCAACTACGCTCAGTCACCTGGGCAGAGATTACCAAGTGGTTGGCGATGTCTTTGAACAGCCATTGGTTTGAAGTCAGCGCCACACGCCTTATGCCTGCTAAGTGGATCACTGAGTTAGTTGAGCGTGATTTAAAGAAAGGCACACGCTATTGGTCGGTTGAGGGCAGGCTGTGGTCAAGCGAGAACCCTGATGCGTATGCGGGGGTTCACAACTATGATGGTGTGATGGTGATCTTTGATGAGGCATCAGGTATTGATGACGCCATCTGGGCGGTGACGGCTGGCTTCTTTACCGAGAACACACCCAACCGCTTTTGGTTGGCGTTCTCAAACCCCCGTCGCAACACCGGCTACTTCTACGAGTGCCACAACTCCAAGCGTGACTTTTGGCAGACCAAGATTGTGGATGCGAGGACGGTCGAGGGTACGGACAAGGCGGTGTATCAGCAGATCATTGATGAGTATGGGGCAGATTCAAGCCAAGCTGCGGTGGAAGTCTATGGCGACTTTCCGTCTGCCGGTGATGATCAGTTTATCTCATCCTCCATTGTGGATGAGGCCATGCGTCGCCCCCTACTTAAAGACTTGTCAGCCCCCAGTATTGTGGGTGTTGACCCAGCACGGTTTGGAAGCGACTCAACGGTCATTGCCATCCGCCAAGGGCGTGACATTATTGGCATCAAACGGTTCAAAGGCGACGATACGATGACCGTGGTGGGTCATGTTATTGAGGCGATTGAGGAATATAAGCCGGCGCT